GTTATCTTCTAAAATATAATTAGTATAACTAGGGGAAACTTCAGAAGGAGGGAAAACTAAACCTCCATTATTTGGGTTATATATGTAATATTCTATATAATCTGTAGAAGGATTAAATAATGTACTTACTTCTACTGAAGAAATAAGATTTTCATCTGAAGTAGAGTAATCTTCTAGTTCAAATGTTGTAGGATCTACAGGTGTAATTCGAGCTTCAACCATAATTAACTATTTCTTCTTTCTTCTCTACGTTTTTTTCTTGCCTCTCTACGTTCTTCTCTACGTTCTTTACGTTTTTCTTTACGAGATTGTTCTTCTTCAAGAGTTAAACTTTCTTCATCAAAGCTAAATTCTGTAGGGATTTCTAAGTCTGGAATTTCAGGGATTGAAGGGAAATTAAATCCTGAGGTGTCTAATACATCGGCTATAGTATTAATAGCACCATTTCTTTCTTCAAGTAATTGTCTTCTTAACTCAGTAATTTCTTGTTGTAATGCCTCTATTTCAGTAGTTAAAGGATTATAACCAATATATTCGGTACTAGTAGTAATTAAGGTTTCATGAGAATTATTTCCTGTTTTTGGAATTGAGAAAAATAATCTATCATAAAGTAAGAAAAATTCATCTACGGATACATCCTGTACTGCTACAGATCCTGTAGGTAGGGGTACTAATTGGGTAAACTCAGTATCTATTACTTTAGGATACTGGGTTTTACTAAATGAATTTTTTGTTAGATTTACTTGTTGTCTCATTACCCATTAACTACTTTAAAGTAGTAATTATCATCATAAATTGTATTACTGCCTTCACTATCTACTTGAATTAAAATTTTGTAATATCTTTCGGGTTCTAAACCATTCATATAAACATCAAAATAACTTGAAGTAGCATCAGCACTAATACGAGTATAATTAGAATCAAAATCAACTACAAACTCATTTGTATCTAAATCTTTAATAGCATACCAAGCTGAGCCTGAGGGTAAGTAATATTGTTTAGTATACAAAGAAGAAGTTGACCAAACACGAGCAGGGTATTTAGGTCTACAGTTTATTCTAAATCTGTTTACACTTTCAGAATAAAAAATACCTGGGTTTTCTGCTAGAGCTATAAAGGCATTAGGTTGGAATAATTCAGTAGTTGATGAAGATCCGGTATTCCAGGTTGAATCATCCCATTTAAGTTCTAATTGTGGTGGGTAAATAGTATTAGTATCTACACTATAATATTGTAAAACAGGTTGGACTTGTTTATTAGTATTAAATTCAGCACCATTTTCCCATTTAATTATAAACCCATTATTATTCATTGAACCACTATACCATTCACTAACTACAGTAGTAACGTCTACATTTAAATCTTTTTCAGTACGTGGACCAAAACTTTGAGTTACTTTAAAGCGTGTAGTAACTCCCCCAACACTTTTCCTAACAAACCAACTACCACCTCCTTGGGGGGAATAAGTAGCATCATAATAACTAGAAATTACATATGAGCCTGAGGCTCCAGAAACATCCCAGCTAGATCCTCCTTCAAAATCAGCGGAATTCCAACAAGCCCCATCAGAAGTTATAGGTTGGTCTAAATAGGTACCTGTACCTTGATTCCAAGATTTATTAATTGGAAAAATAACTACATTTGAATCTTCTACGATTCCTTGGGCAGTTGCTATGTATGATTTTAACCCAGCGGACCATGATCCTGTTATTTTGTTATCAATTATATCTATAATTTCATTATTATCAAATGCTATTAAAGTTCTAGCTACAGATGGATTACTATCTAAAGCAAAATTTAAATTAGATAATTGATTGATAGGATCTATCCCTGTATTCATTGAAGGATACATTGAATAAAGAGAAGTATCTTTATAAGGAAAAAGTTTATATACTGCCATAATATTATAAGTTAACTATTTTACCTTTAATATCACTATTTGGAAATCTAACTTCAAAAATCATAGGATCGATTGAAGGGTATAATACTCCATTTATTGTAGCTCCTTCAACATCATATGAATATTGAGAATAACTTCCATCAGCTTTATTAGTTATTTTAAATGTTTTTACAGTTTGAACTCCATCAATTTTATCTAATAATACAGTTAAATCTCTGTAGATAATAGGTTCATTAATTTGCCAATTTAATATGTTAAAATATCTTTGTAACTCTAAAATACAATTTCTTAGTACTTGAGAGTTATTATAATTTGGAAGAGTAATAATTTCAAATTCAACTCCTATATTAATTACAAAAGCATCTTTAATAGCAATAGAATCTCCTACAGTTCTAAATTGAGAAAGATAAGTAGAAAGATTTTGTTTTAAAGCATTATTAGCATTAGTTAAATTACCGTTATTATTAAAAGCTAAAACATACATATCAATATTAGTTCCACTATTTGAATTAGCTTTAGCTTTTTCAGTATATATTTTAGCTAATTTACCATATCTAGAAGGTAAAGATAAAGCTCTTATTGTATAGTCATTTGGAGTTACTGCTCTATACTGGGTGTTAAAGTTAGAAATAATATTTTGTTTCATTTCTTCTAAACTATCTCCTCCTCTACCTCCGGAAGCTGCAATAGGATTAACTACGGCTAATGAATTAAATGAATCTTGATATAAACCACCTAAATCAGTACTAGAAAAATTAACAAAAGTTCTATTTACGTTTTTAAGTACAGTTAAATTATTAGCAGGGACATTAGCATTAACACCACCTCCGGTTAAGTATCTTACAGTTAATGTTCCAGTTGGAGCAATTCCATAAGTATTAGTAAAAATAAAGTTTGTTGGTGAGTAAGCTGTTGTTAGTTTATCTCTTTCAAAAGGTAAACCTAATCCAACGTTATCAGTATTAGGAGTAACTTCTTCATCTACAGCTAATGTAGTACCAGCTCCAAATTGAATTTGTAAAGAACCACTATCTAAAAATCTCGTAGCAAATCTACGTTGAGTTTGTCTTAACTGTAGTAAATAAGGAGCATCTCCAGCATTTTGGAAATTATTAGGATCGTTTGGATTAGTATTTTTAACAGAATCAAAAACCATTTCTTCTGCTAAATAAGGTACTTCGTACCAAATATTCCCATCAGCATCTGTTATATCTAAAATACCTACAAGATTTTCGGCATTAATAGTAGTAGTAAAAAATTCTTGTGGAGAACTACCAGCTTCAATAGTAGTTGTATTAACTGTTGATGATATAGCTGGTCTAGATTTTTTAAGGAGGTATTTTGTAGGATTATTACTTCCGTCTACCTCATACACAGTAGCTGTTGTAGGATCCGTTGAACTAGAAATAGTAAAGTCAATTGGATCCTCAGTTAAAAAGTTTACAGCACTTAATGAATTAGACCCAACTTGGGCATTTTGGCCTATAAGTAGAGCGTATCTATAATCTGGTTGGTAAACTTCTACCCCAGAGGATTTAGCTGGGACTGTTTGGTAAAAATCAAGTGATGTTGTAGCGACTCCTGTTACTTTAGGTTTATACCCCATTACATAAGCTAATTCATATAAATTATTAATATTATTAGCGTATTGAACAAAAGTTTCATTTATTTGATTATCTTGATAGAAAGACAAAACATCACCAATATATGCCGCCATTTCCATAAACATCATACCAGGTGATGCCTCACTAAAATCAGTGTAAGTATTAGGAAAATAAGTTTTTGAGTAGTTAATTATTGCCTGTCTTAACCCAGCAAAATCTTTATTTAAATATTTTATGTCTCTAGCTTGTGCCATTATCCAAATGTAATTTCTAATTGGTCATTAACTGACTGATTCTTAAGTGAGTAATATAGTTTTATAGTAATGGTTTGTGTATCAGCATCACCAATTACTTCTAAATCATTTATAGTAATTTGAGGAAAATATTTATTAATAGCCGAAGATAAATCACTTTTAATAAAATCGAAATTTTCTTGTTCTATTTGATTAAATAAATACTTTCTAAAACCAAAACCAAATTTAGGATTATCATACCTAGCACCAGGTTCTGTTAATAAAAAATTAAGTAGATTACTTTTAGTAGCTTTATTTGAAGTATAGGTAGTATCAAATACAGCACCATTTGAAAAAGGAATACTAACCCCTAATCCTATACTAGGATAAAAATCAGTACGTGGAATTATTTTATAATCAAATGCCATTATTTTTTATTCATTAATCCCATAATTTGGTCTAAACC